GACCAGAAGTGCCAGTCGGACCAGTCGGCCCAGCATCACCCTGTGCACCCTCAGGGCCGATCGGTCCAGGAGGTCCCGCGCTGTAGGCCGGAACGACGCAGTTCTCAACCGACGTGGGCCTAGCGATCTGGCCCGGATTCCTGCTCGTCATGGTTCCTCCTGTGCCCATGCTAGAGGGAGGGCGGCTCCTACGGGGCTATCTCCCACACGCGGGTTACCGGGTTCTGCTGCCATGTCACCCCAGTCTCAACGATGAGCAGGTTGATCCCCATTTCCAGATCTGTCGGGAAGCCATCGACGATACTCAGCGCGAGCAGGCCCGTGGCTACAACATCCACAGGTGTCTGCGGCCTACGCTCCATGCGAGAGAGACGCCCCTCCACCTGCGACACCCAGTCAGAGAAGCCTGCCGCTGCCCTGACGCTCCTCACGGGTCCAACGCATTCCGGGGAGCGCTGACCGTCGAGATCGTCACAGTCTCACCACCACCCTCCTCGCGCACCCCGAGATGCTCGACCTTGTGCCACTCCTCCATAGTCCGTGCCAACTTCTCTACCCGGACGATCAACCATGCCCCAGCCATCAGGTCATTGATGTCATACGGGGCGTCTGGCATCAGGCTGGAGTTCTCACCAAGTCGCACCCTGACGGGGGCCGGTGAGGAACGGTCCACCAACGACTTGGACTGGGTGACCCACGCAGCCAGATCCTCCGCCGCAGGAGTTGCCGTCCCAGCAGCCTCGTTCCAGGAGGAGATCACGTGTTCGATGGGGGACGGGTAGCGGGCCATCTCATCTGCCGGGGCTTCTGCCTTGGATGCCTTTCCAGATCCATTCGTCACATACACCCGGGTGGCAAGTTCGTTGCCGTACTCCACCACTGCCAAGGTGTCACCCGCCACATACTTCCCGATCAGCGGTGGGAGCACATTCCACCTGTAGTGGGTGTCCCAGAAGTAGATGTCCCGGCCGATGACCGTGTAGTCCATGCCGGAGTCCTCCGCGTACTTATCGAAGTCCTCCCAGGTGGTGGTGGACAAGGCCAGGACCGCACGAGTTGTCTTGGGCTCCTCCCCAACATTTGCATCCATCTGCACCCAGTGCACACGGCCCGACATGTTCCATGCTGCCCAGTCAGCCTTGCTGAAAGTCTGCTCCTTCAACAGCCACGACATCATGTACCCGACCTTCTTCACGTTCGGGTACTTGTTGTTGTACGAGGACTCCAGTGCCTTGTTCTTCGCCACCCACAAGATGTCCGAGGCGTAGATCTCCACGATGTCCTTGCGGTACTCCAGGCGCGTGATCGGCCCCTGCCATACCGGCACGTCATTGCGGTACAGGTGCAACTCGTGCACACCTGTCTGGATGTTCCCAAGCCAAGCGCATTCCGGGTAGGTGATCGCTGACCACACATTGGCGAGACTGATGTCATCCCGCTTCCGCTCCCAGTCCACCCGGATGATGCTCGTCACCTCACCGACGAGGATTAGCCCACCAGCCATCCTGATCTCAGCCCGATGGATACCGCAGAACAGGAGCCCGCTCATCCGCTGACCTGACCAGCGATGCCCACCTCAACGCCGATCGGCGGCGACCAAGGGGCCCGGTCCACGACCACCTCGTAATCACCACGAGTCAACTCGGCAGGCCACCTGAGTAGGCGCCCATCAGACGCCATGACGAAGGACTGGTTCTGCCGCTCCACCCCATTCGCCTCAACCATCACCTTGCGGCGCCCTAGATCGACACTGACCTGCCCACCGTCGGGGACGATCGGCACCCGGAAATCGGCCACCTGCTCCCCGTTTCGGCGCAAGGTCACCCGAACATCCTCAGCCGTCCCACCTGCTGCCCACAGGCGCACCGTGGGAATGATCGCGTGCCTACCGAGACTGTCAGGGATCGGGACTGGCTCCACCTGCCGCAACCACTCCGAGCGCGGGCTGATGCGCGGCTCCACAGTGAGGCTCCTGGCCGGACCCATCCACCTGTACGGCGAGTACGCCGCGAACGGGTCAACCGTGTCCACCACAGGGACCACAGTGTCGGTGAATGGAACCGCAGCATCTGTGATGAAGGATGCGGCCACCTGCTCCAGTTCGTACACGGCAGGATCGCCAGCAATCACGATCATCTCCACCTCGGCCATCGCACCCACCGACATTAGGCGACGACGCAAGACCGTCGGACCTTTCGCCAGACGGGCAGCAGTGACCTCACGTCGGCGAGGTAGGACGCAGGCCGACTGGCACTCTGGGTCATCACACTCCGGGGCACACATGCATGGGCAGCACTCATACAGGCCGAACGTACTGGAGTGGCAGGCTGGAGATGTGTCCAAACTGCGTAGCCAGTCCAGGCCAAACCCGAGTGCACAGTCGTCCGTGGCGATCAATAGGGCCCGGATCACGATGCTGCGGGCGGAGAACCCCATCGACCCGAGGTACCCGCCCTTCACGGACCCCTCTACAAGGTCCACTTGTCGGGTGCTGTCATCCGCACCTGTCATCGTCAGGCCCATGACACCCAGGAAGTTCTCCGAGTCACGCTGATTCGCCGCATCCCACCAAGGTGGGGGGCTTCCCGCCTTATAGTCCAGCAATGGCGTCTGGTGCGTGACAGGCCCGGACGAAAAGGGGAGCGGGGGTGGCTCTGTGATCGACGAGGTACGACCTATCGACTCGCACTGATCGCAGCCATGCACCCACCACATGCCAGCCTTCTGCGCGTAGGCCGTCACCCGGTGGGTGTTGATGATCTCGACGCCCTCACCTGAGAACCCGTGCAAACTGAGCCACCCCGGATACATGCCGCCTCCTATCTGTTCCGCTGACGACATCTATCCGAGCACCACTTGGCACTGAGCGCCCTCCCGAGCAGTGGCTGCTGACAGCCCCGACATGCTCGTGTGACATCACCTGCGCGCGGCACATCAACAGACTGCCACGCATCGCCCCGCCAAACTCGTTGGACCACGTGCAATGACAGGCCAAGCGCTCTGGCTATCTCAGTAGGCGTCTGCCCCGCAACGCCAAGGCGAGAGATGGAATAGACATCCTCTTCGTCGATGGTCGCTCGTCCGTGACGTGACCCAACGGTATTCCGTCCATGGCCCCTGCGATCAGCAGCATTCTCCTTGGCTGTTCCCGGAACAATGTGCAATGGGTTCACGCACCCATGGTTCCCATTCCCGCAAGTGTGGCGCGCCTGCATCCCCTCGGGGAAGGCTTGCCCGTGAAGCAGTTCCCATGTCGTCCGACATGCGGCCTCGCATCTCTTCCGCCGACAGTTATAGGCGAAGGCCCGTCCATCCGGGAGTCGCGCGAATGGCCACGCTGTGCAGTCAGTATCAGATACCGACTCCACGTACTCCCGCATCCAGTTCTGCACTCTGCCCATCCATCTACTATAGAGGCTATAGGAACTTTACGGTCAGCCTGCCATCGAGACTTCACGGTTCATCACCTGAGCGGCGATGGCAAACGGGTCACCCGTCGGGCTACTGATATTCCAGTTGTTCGTAATCTCACGACGCGCCTCGGACTTGGTGCTCGTCGTGTCACCGCCAACCCCACGTAGTTGCGCGGCCATTGACCGGACGCTTGGGTCGATGCGTGACAATGGGCGGTCCAGGGGGATCAATGCCTCACGGCCTGCCTCACCGATGATCATGGGTGTGGCTGATGAGAACATTCCACCCTCTGCCCCCCTCCCCAACTTTGGCAGGATGAAGTTGGCCACTGCATTGTCTACGTTCCTGAGTTTGTCGAACCAAGTCTTCGCAGTCTTGGCCCAAGAGATAACATTTTTGAGCCAACCTATGAGGGTCTTAGCCGCGCCGATCATGTCCAGCAGGAACTGATGGTTCTCCTCAGTATTGATCTCCTTGAAGAGGTCCCAAAGCGCCTTCAACCCATCCCATAGTTGCGCGGCAGTCTCCCTCGCCCGGCCCAGCCACCTCTGCAACGTCCCATTCTTGTCCATCTCCTCGATCTTCTCCTTGAGGCGATCTAGAGCACCAGCAATATCGGTGAAGAATCCTGTCGTCTCAAGACCTTCCGGACCTGTTATCAATGCCGAGAAGAAGGCCCAGACCGCACCCGTGAGAGAGTCGATGACATCCCAGAGACCCTTTGCCACACCCCAAGCGTCAATGAACCACGTCTTGATTTGCTCCCTGCCCGCGTCACCCTCAGCCCATAGACGGAAACTCTCAGCGATACCCCTAATCCACCCCGTGAACTCTGTCGCCTGAGGGATGATCGCCGCGAAGAACGAGGTCAAGCCCGCGAAGATGTCCACGAAGGCCGACCCGACATCCCGAATAGCAACCGCCGCGAACTCCCACAGCGCGGTGAAGGACTCCATGAAC